AGGAGGTCGTCGAGAAGTCATGGCGCACCAATCAGGTTAAGAAGTCTTGACCGCTGCCGAGATCATCTGCAATTGGCGTGAGAATCCCCTCTCGTTCGCTTACGAAGAACTGAAATTCACTCCCGACAAGTGGCAGGAGGAGGCCCTGCGCGTATTCCCTTCGCAGGACGCCGACAAGATGCGGCTGAGTCTGCAGGCCTGCACGGGGCCGGGCAAGACCGCGGTGATGGCCATTATGGTCCTAAACTTCATGGCCTGCTATGCCCGCAAGAATGAACACCCGAAGGGATTGTGCGTCTCGATCACCCAGGACAACCTGCGTGCCAACCTGTGGCCGGAACTGGCGAACTGGCAGAACAGATCAGAGTATCTGAAGCGCAAATTCGTCTGGGGCAAGGAACGGTTCTACAACGTCGACCACCCCGAGACGTACTTCATGGAGGCACGGACGTGGTCCAAGAAGGCTGACAAGGAGGCCCAGGGCCGCACACTCTCAGGCCTCCACGCGCCGTTCGTGCTGGTGGTGATGGATGAAGCGGGTGACATTCCCGTGCCGATCCTGAGATCCGCAGAGCAGATCTTTTCCACGTCGTTTGAGTGGGCGAAGATTCTCATGGGCGGCAATCCCACATCACTGGAAGGCTGTCTCTACCATGCGGCCAGCCATGCGCGGAAACACTGGTACATCATCCGAGTTACGGGAGATCCCAACGATCCGATGCGATCACCGCGCGTCAACCTGGCCAACGCGAAACTCCAGATTGAAACCTACGGCCGGGACAATCCCTGGATCAAGGCCACAATCCTTGGGCAGTTCCCGGATGCTTCGATCAACGCCCTACTCGGCATTGAGGACGTTCAGGCGGCTATCGATCGCGTGATTGAACCGCATCTCTACGAATGGGCAGAGAAGCGGCTCGGTGTGGACGTGGCGCGATTCGGTGACGATCGCTCGGTGATCTTCCCGCGGCAGGGTCTCTACTGTCCTCCACGCCCAGTGCCGATGCGGAATGCCGATACCGTGGCGATTGCGGCCCGGGTGGCGGGGGCAGTGGCGAAGTGGGGTGGCGGCCATCGATCTCTGGTTCCGATCTTCATCGACGACACGGGTCACTGGGGTCATGGTGTGTTCGATATCCTGAACAACGGCGGGTACACTGCCTTTCCGATCACCTACCATGCGCCGGCGACCGATCATCGGTTCAAGAACGTCACCACCGAGATGGCATTCCGCAAGGCGGACTGGGTTAAGAAGGGTGGCAAGCTGCCCAACATCCCAGAGCTCGTGACCGAACTGACTGCCCGTACTTACACGATTCTCGGCGGCAAGCTGGTGCTGGAAGACAAGGGGCTGGTGAAAGCCAGGCTCGGGTATTCGCCGGACTATGACGACGCATTGAACAACACGTTCTTTCTGCCTGATGCTCCGATGGAACAGTATCCTGGAGAATTGGGCCAGAGCTCTGTGGCCAAGCACGATTTCGACCCCAACGCCGGGTAGTGTCAAAAATAAATCATACAATCCCTTGACTGTGGAAAACTCTTGTGTCAAGTTCCGCGCATGCCTGTTGCGGAAAAGACACGTATTCAGACCAAATTTGCACGGGAGCCATTCGCATCGTTCTTCGAAGAGGCCAAGCCTCTATTGGTCCAGCATTTCGAAGAGATCTCCGCATTCCAAGACATTCCTCTCGATCCCAACATCGAACGCTACCTGGAGATGGATGGGGAGGGGCTTCTTCGGATTTACACTGCTCGTCAAGACGGCCTGCTGATTGGCTATGCCGTCTTCTGCATGGCATATAACCTGCACTACCGCAGCAGCCTGCAGGCCCACCAAGATGTGCTCTTCGTGCATCCGTCTTTCCGAAACTTCCGAAATGCTTACCGGCTGATCAAGCACACCGAGATCGCGCTGCGTGAGGAGGGTGTCCAGATAGTGACACACCATTCCAAGCTGGCTCACCCGGCGTTGCACGCGATCCTGCATCTGATGGGATACGTGGACCTGGATATCACCCAAGGAAAGCGCCTCGATCTGTGAGCCAGACTGTGGCAGTGGTCTTCGGTGGTGCTAAAGCGAATGCGCCAGGGAAACATCCGCTCATTCGAGACGTCGGAGTGGTGGCGGCTGGCGTGGGCGCCGGGCTGCTGCTCAACAAGCTACTGGCAGGGGGTGTCCCGAAGCCACCAGCGACCACCCCTCCTGCGGCTCCCACTGTGCCAAAGCCTCCCACGACAGTGGCGGCGCCGGATCTCACCGCAGGAACCAAGGGGCCTGGTGTTAAGACAGGCCGTAATTCCACGATCATGACGAGTCCATCCGGGCTCGGATCGATTTCTCAATCCAACGTGCAGACTAAGACTCTGCTGGGGCTCTAAGTGAAACTGGCTTCATACCGGGACGTCGCGGATAAGACCACGGGACTCACCAAACGTGAGAAGTACGGCATCATGCAGGCCGAGATGCTCAACGACCGCTCGACGTTCCGAGTTCACTGGTCGGAACTGGCCAAGATGGTCTCGCCGCGGCGCACTCGCTGGTTCGTGGATGACAAAAACAAGGGTGACCGCCGGAACCAGAACATCATCGATACCACCGCCACTCTGTCACTGCGAACTCTGAAAGCAGGAATGCATGCCGGCATGACGTCTCCGGCGCGGCCCTGGATGAAGCTGACGATCCTCGATCAGGATATGGCCAAGTACGGTCCTGTCAAAAGCTGGTTGCACGAGGTCACGCGTAGAATGCTGGCGGTGTTCGCCAAGTCGAACATCTACAACGTGATGCCCATGATGTATGGGGACGCGGGATTGTTTGCATCAGCGGCCGTGGGCATTCTCGAAGATGAGGAGTCGGTACTCCGCGCCTATTCCTATCCGATCGGATCCTTTGCCATGGCATTGAATGAGCGCGGCCTGGTGAACACGTTCTATCGGGAATACCCGATGACGGTGTTTCAGCTGGTCGAGAAGTTCGGTGTGATTCCGGGAACCAACGATATCGACTGGAGGAACCTGTCACAGACGGTCAAGACACTCTGGGATCGAGGGCAGTACGGTACCAATGTGCCGGTCGATTGGATGGTGACGCCGAACATGGATTACAACCCGCGCATGCTCTCCGGGAAGTACAAGAAGTTCGCGTCCTGTTGGTATGAGCAAGGGTGCAACGAAGGAAAGTTCCTTCGAGAGCAGGGCTTTGATGAGTTCCCGATCATCGCGCCGCGGTGGGACGTTACCGGTGAGGACACCTATGGCACGGACTGTCCGGGCATGTCGACACTCGGCGCCATCAAGGGCCTGCAGCAAGCGAAAAAAGAGGGAGGCAAGGCCCTGGCGAAGATGGTTTCGCCAGCACTCCAGGCTCCCGTCGAATTGAAACAGTCGTCCATCTCAATGCTGCCCGGCAACATCACGTACACTGCGGACGGTCCCGGCCGTCAGGGTATTCGGCCTCTGCACGAGGTCAACGTGGCGCTGGACAAACTCGAGTTGTGGAATCAGCAGGACCGCGACCAGATCAAGGATGGGTTCCTCGTGAACTTCTTCCTCTCGATGCTTTCCACAGAACGCGGTGAGATGACGGCCACTGAGGTGGAACAGCGCGCGCAGGAGCGGTCTCTGATCCTCGGGCCCACTTACGAGCGGTTCAACGATGAAGGGTTCGATCCACTTGTCGATCGCACGTTCGCGATCATGGATCGACGGGGATTCATTCCCGATGCGCCTCCTGAGCTCCATGGCGTCTCGCTCAAGGTCGAGTACACCTCGATTATGGCCACCGCCCAGCGCCTCAGTGGCATTGTCGGCGTCGACCGCCTGCTGACGACCGTGGTGAACGCGGCGCCGGTGTTCCCCGATGCACGGCACTACGTGGATATCGGTGCTGCCATTGAGGAGATTGGCGATATCCTCGACATCAATCCCAAGATTCTGGTCGATCCCGATGTCGCCGCCCAGAGCATTGCTCAGGAGCAACAGATGCTCCAACAGCAGCACGCCGCGGATGTCGCGGCGAAGTATGCGGGATCCGCCAAGGATCTCAGCCAATCCCCAACCACTGGAGACAATGCTCTGGCGCAACTGGTCACGGGCATTCGAGGTATCCAATGATCAAACTCAAGAATAAGTTTCTCCTGTATAAGTTTCTCCTGTATCTGTTGCTCGGCTTGCCTTTGCTGGCAGGACTGGGCCAAACCGCTTACGCGCAGACCTGCTCGGTGTCGAGTTCCAAGACAGCGGCCGGCGTGGGCACAACCGCCTGCTTTGTGAAGGCGGGCAATCAGCTGGTGATGTCCATCACCGGGACGTGGGTGGCCACCAACCAGATCCAGATGAGCGTAGACGGCCAGGTGACCTGGCGCGTGGTCGGCCCCAATTACACGGCCAACGTGCAGGTCAAGACCGGTGTTCAGCAGCGGGATGTCTGGTTCCGCTGGTTCCCCTCGGCGTTCACGTCCGGGACGATCGCCTACACCCTGGCGGATCTCTCGCTTCATACCGGCAAGTACGCTTACACCAACGTGCCCTTGGCATTCCCTTACACCGCAAATGGGGCGTCGGCAGCGTTCTCGGTGACGCTGGAACCGATCACCGACGTCTACGTTCAGACTGTCTGCCATGCCACTGCGATTGGCTATCTGGTCGGAACCACGGGTGGAACCACCAAGGTCATCGCGATCCTTCGGGATAGCAAGGGTGAGTTGCTCGGCAATTCGCTGGTCGCGGGTACGACCTTGGGAACGGCCAGCACCATCCAGGAGTTGAGTCTTCTGGTTCCCGTCGATCTTCCCGCTGGGCGGTATTACGTTTCCTTCCAGGGAGATGCGGTCACCGGGCACCTGCAGAAGATGGCGACGTCCACGTTCGTCGACGTCACGGCCTCAGAGTTGACGTCGGTATTCGGAACCATTCCGCGGTTCATTGCGCCACCCACGACATTCACGGCGGCCAAGGGACCATTCGCGTTCATTCGTTGCACGAGCTAAGGAGGGACTGTGAGCGGCAGGGATAACGGTGACAACGCAGCAGACCGGAACCGAGTTGAAGCCAAGCGGGATGTGTCCGAACGACATTCCGAGGTTTCTCTTGCGGCCTGGCGTGAGTCTGCCGCCCTTGCAGCATGCCGCAAAGCACTATGGGAGGTTCTGGTCTACTGCAAAACGTTTAATTCTGTCGTGGATCCGGAGGCGAACATGACCTTCGTCAACGCCGGCAAGCAGGACGTGGGCCACTTCATCATGGCAAAGATCGCGGAGGCCGATCCTCAGCGTCTGTTCCAGATGATGACCGAGGCCCAGCAGGACGAGAAACGCCAGAAGCTGGAGCACAAAGCAGCCCAAAGGACAGCCAAGGAGAAATCCGAGGCTGAAGACAATTCATGAAAGGAATTCTATGAGCACGATCACACCACCGCCCGAGGCGCCTCCCGTAGAGACGCCTCCGGTAGTAACTCCTCCAGTGACGCCTCCCGCGGGAACACCGCCGGCGGCGCCGCCATCGGGGACTCCACCGGCAGCACCGATTGTTTATGACCTGAAGATTCCCGAGGGTTCTCGGGCGATCCAGGCCGACGTGGACCAGATCCTTGCCTTTGCGAAGGAGAAGAATCTGCCCAACGATCAGGCTGTCCTGCTTCTCGACCAGCGCCATGCGGCCTACGAGGCTGCGGAAGTGCGGGCCAAAGAAGTGACCGACGCCAATATTGCGCTCTGGCAGGAACAACTGAAGGCCGACCAGACTCTGGGCGGCGCCAAGTATGCCGAGACCAGCATTGCCGTCAAGACCGTACTGGACCGAGTTCTGCCCGAATCCACGCCCTTTGGTAAGGAGTTGCGCGAGAGTCCCGCTTATGCGGCGATCTCGGCGTATCCGCCACTGGTTGCGGCATTCGCGGCACTGGCACAAATCATGAAAGAAGACAAGGGTCTGGGTGGTGCTCCTCCTGCCGGAGGGGGTGGCGAGGGCACACCGAAGTCTGACGAGGCGATCTTCTTTCCTAACCGAGTCTAAGGAGTCCCCTCATGACAGTATTGAATTCTGCTTATCCGACGCTGCTGGACCAGGCCAAAACCCTGGATCCCAATGGCAGCACCGCTCGATTCGTCGAGCTTCTCAAGGCCAGCAATCCGATTCTCGAAGACATGGTGGCGATCGAGGGCAACCTGCCCGGCGGCCATCGTTCGACGGTCGAGACGTCTTTGCCTCCCGCTTACTGGCGTTCGTACAATCAGGGTGTGATTCCCGGCAAGGGAACCACGGCCCAGATTGATGAGCAGGCCGCGATGCTCGAAGCCTGGACCATCATCGATGCCAAGCTGGCCAACTTCGGTGGCAACAAGGCCCAGTTCAGCATGCAGAAGGGACGCATGCAGCTGGAAGGCATGAATCAGGAGATGGCCTCCACCCTGATCTACGGAAACGCGGGAGTGTCGCCCAGTGAATTCACCGGCTTTATGCCGCGCATGTCTTCGCTGACGGCTGGCAATTCCCAGAACGTGATCAATGCCGGCGGAACCGGCGGTGACAACGCGTCGATCCTCGTCATCCGATGGGGCGATGGTGTTCACGGGTTCTTCCCGAAGGGATCCTCGGCCGGCGTCAAGCATTTCGACCTGGGCGAACAGATGGTCCAGAACGCTAACGGCGTCACGGGCGCGCTGATGAAGGCTTTGGTCGATCAGTGGACCTGGGACATCGGTCTGGCCACTCCGGACTGGCGCCACATGGTTCGCATCTGCAACATCGATGTGTCGAACCTGACCAGCAACACGACTCCCGCGGATCTGATCGAACTGCTGGAGCATGCGCTGGAATGCCTGCCCTTGGGAGACGGCCGTGACGTGATCTACATGAACCGCACGGTGGGCCGATTCCTTCGCAAACAGGTCCGTGAAAATGTGACCTCAGGCGGCGGCTTGACGTTCGATAACGTGGCGGGCAAGCGCGTCATGTTCTTCGACGATGTGCCGGTACGCCGTCTAGATTGCATGCTGAACGCGGAGACTGTCGTCACCTAGACGTGGTCGGTAACAGCCTGAACTCCCCTCCGATGTGGAGGGGAGACCCAATCTCAAATCTCTAAGGAGTAACGACCATGTTGAAAGATATCCTGCTTCAAGTCGCAACCGCGCAAGCCATCACCGTCGACACGCCACTGTTGGGCATCATCGATCTGGAAGATCTGGCACTGGCCCGCCACATTGGAACGGGTGAGCCGATGTGCTTTGCCATCAGTGTCGCGGTGGCCGCCGATCACACGTCCGGCACTGAGACCTACACGTTCATCCTGCAGCAATCGGATAACGCGGATCTCTCCAGTGCGGACAGCATTCTCCAGCGCACGATCGATTACACCGATCTGGCTCTGGGCCATCTGGAGTACATCCCGATTCCTCCGGGCTGGCCTCGCAAGCGTTATCTCGGCATCTATGCCGATGTGAGCGCCAGCGACACGCCAACGGTTACCTTGAACTGCTGGCTGACGCTGCAGTCCATGATCGAGGATCGTCAGTATTTCCATACTGCATCCGCGATTCTGTAAGGGTTTCGTCCAGGCCTTCTCCTTTCACCTGGGCGGATGGCAGGGGCGGCACTCTCCCTTCCGGAGTGCCGCTCCTCGTTAACTGAGGACTCGAGATGCCACTGACCTTAGACAAAGCTCCAGTGACCCGTCCGTTCTTTCCGGATCAACCGGCGAACACGGTGGTGGAGTCTGTCCCGTGGGAGGTGTGGTTCCGGCAGCTGAAGCGGAAGTTCGACACGGTGGCTTCGGCCACAGTAGCGGCCACACAGGTCATTCGTGAGGGCAGCCACTCGGGCCGTGTGGCGCTGAATCCTGCCGACTATCCTCACACGCTATATATCGAAACAGATCGCAACCGGATCGTGTACGAGTCCGATGGAGCTCACTGGCACTGGTTTGCCGGGACGATGGCGACCACGCTGGGAGTGGGTATTGCTCTGCTCGGCGCCACTCTCGGGAGCTTCGACACGGGTCTGCTGGCCTACGATGCGGCTTACGATCGCACTTTCAAATGGACGGGCTTGGTGTTTCTGGAGATCAACGCGCGCGACCGCTCGATCCATATGTGTGCTGAGACTCCAGAGTCCGCGGGGTATGCACTTTGTGATGGCTCCTCCGTCACACGGTCGAGGCCGGATGGATCAACGTACAGTTGGGCCACGCCAAATCTGTCCGGCCTTTATCCGAAGTTCGGGAGTGCCTACACGGGAATGCCCAATGCGGCTGTACCTCCGACAATCCACGCCTCGATTCCCGCCGGCACTCTCACGCACCACCATGCGGTCGATATCGATTCGGGTGACGCCAAGGATGATGGCGGTGATCCCTGGAAAGTGATCTACACCGGAGATCTGACGCACCGGCACAACATCAGCGACCAGCTGACGGGCCCGGCGTTTGATGACATGGAAGCACCGTGGTCATTTACCGGGGCCATCTCGGGATCTGGCACTGGCACACTGGGTGGTTCGGCCACCATCGGCGGATCTGCGGTTCTGCCGGCGCATTCCCACATCACGGGATCCAACGTCGGGATCCAGAACCCGGAGCTCGACGGGGAGCCGTGGGTTCCCGTCCTGGGCGCGGATGTTTCGGGTTCGATTTCGGGAGCTACCGATAGCGTCGACATCTCGCACGGCCATTCGTTTTCTGCAGCTGGCGGTACAGACGCATCTCCAGGCGGTCTGGTGATGGCTCCGCTCTTCGAATACCCCACTGCTGAAGTGGCGCTCGTGCATACTCACGGTTTTACAGTTTCAGGTTTCACCGACGCGGGCGGTGGTTCTCACGCTCACGCGGTCGGTGGCAGCTTCGCAGGATCCGGCCCAGTGACCGGAGCGTCCGGTGTCTGGATTCACTCGCACTTCGTCGAGGGCCACACCGATGGGATCTATGGTGGATCTCCAGTGCCAATCGACATTTCCGGCATCACGGTCGACACCTCGGGGTTGACGGTCGACGTCAGTGACTTCGTTTTCACTGCGGCGGATTCGGTCGACCACCATCACCACATGACGGGAGAAACCGAGACCGGCATGGATGAATTCTCGCTCGACGGAGCTCCGCATCACCACAACACCACCGGGGACACCGCGGACTCTGTCCAGGCATCTCCGATTGCACTGACGGCCACTGCCGACGCCGATGCTCAAATGGCCAACATGATCCTGAAGGGGTATATCAGCTTATGAATATCAAACGATTACTTGCGGTTCTGTTTGTTGTGGGGCTGCTGCCTCTTGCCGGATTCGGCCAGACCACCGGAGTGGTGGATAACGTCCCGATCGTGAGTCCATCGGCTTACCACATCTCGATACCCTCGATGCAGGGTGTGGGCAAATCGCAGTGGTACCGGGTCAACCAATATGGCGTGTACGAGCATGAACTGAACTGCAGCCTGAGTGGAACGCTTTCCGTGCTCTCGATCAATCTGGAGGGATCCAACGACCAGACCGATGCGGGAGCCACGGTCATCGGTTCATCCACCGATACCACTGGCTGCCATGTGACTGGCTCTGGGAACTACTCTTACGTGCGAGTCAACATCACGGCCTCGACAGGAACGGGCCGGGTATTTCCGGCCTGGACGGGAACGACTGCCAACGGAACCGGTGGTGGGGGAGGTGGTGGCGGGGGTGGTGACGTCAACATCACCCAGATCAATGGGAACACGGTCAACCGCGGCTTGGGTGCGGCGGGTACGGGAACGATACGCGTAGCGACAGCCTCAGATTCATCCATTGCAACAGTGGGTGCAGTCACGGCGATCACGAACGCGTTGCCGGCCGGAACCAACGTCATCGGCCACGTCATCACCGATCTCGGTTCTGTAGCAGCAATCACGGGCGCGAAGGGCAACAACACTGCTATTCCCAGCACTACCAATCTCGGAACGCTGCCATGCGTGGCAACGACCGCGGCGCCGACCTACACCAATACGTACCAGGTGGCCTGCTCGACGGATCTCGCGGGAGCCATGCGGGTCAGCGTCGTCTCTGGATCCGCCGGCAACGGAGCGGCCTCTCCCACGGCATCAGCCGTTCCTTCCGATGCCGACTACCAGGGCATCAATGTCGGTGGCACCTTGCGCGGCCAGACGGGCACCAACACCAGCGGCTCGATCTATGCGGCGGACGTGAACATCGCGGCGGCTCCGGCGATGGTGTACAACGCCACGCAGCCCACAAAAACGGACGGACAGACGTTCCCAGACTTCCAGTTGACCAACCGCGGTGAATTGAAAGTGGCGCCGGGCGTCTCGGGCTTTGCAGTGACCTCCACGTCCAGCATCACCGACTGCGCGACAGAAACGACGGTGTGCAGTGCGCCCGTGCCCATTGGGGCGGTGTATTACAGTTCGCCCACGGCTCTCACCAATGGCCAGGTGGCGTATCCCTTGCTCGACACCGACCATCGCCTGACGACCAACATCGGCAAGATCAATGGCGTGACGCCACTGATGGGAGCGGGCAACACGGGCACAGGTTCGCTGCGGGTGACGGTGGCCAGCGACCAGGTGACGATCCCGGTCACGATCCTGCCCGCGGCGACCTCTGGCTGGTCTTCCATCAACGCGACGGCGGCGGATAGCGGGGTTCCTTGCACCAGCACGCCTGAGCCTATCAAAGCCTCACAGGGCGTATTTGGTGGCTACTTCATCACCAACCCGAACACTGCGGATATGTGGGTTCACATCTACAACGTGGCGTACGGCTCGGTCACGGTGGGCACGACCGTTCCTCAACTGTCGTTTCGGATTCCAGGCAATTCGACAGAATCACGGGCGGCCAATCTGGAGATCTCGCAGGGCATTCAGTTCTCAGCGGCGATGAGTTACGCCTGCACGACTTCGGCGGCGGCAAACGGTAATCCGTCGACGGCCTTGGAAGCGGACTTCTTTTACAGGTAGGAGACTATGAAACGAATTGCACTTCTGATCCTGATCCTGGCTTACGGTGTGCCGGCGTGGGCTGCAGCACCGGCAGTTGTCCAGTGCAAGGCGACGGATGACTTCACGAATTCGATAAGCGTCTCCTTCGACTCCACTCCCACAGTGGGGCATCATTTGATTGCCGGTGTCGCGGGATCGAGGGCGAGTATAGATGGCTCTACTGCATCGTTTGCTTCCATTTCAGATAATCAAGGAGGTGGTGCAAATACCTATCAGATCGACCTGAACCATCCCTACAATGATTTTAATAACCGTGCTCTACTCGGGTTTGCAAGCAGCAAGCTGGCGGTAGCCAGCGGAACGTTCACCGTCAGTATGAGCGTCACGGCAGACGGTGCGCTGTTCACAAATTACACAATCTGCGAGGTCAGTAATCTCGCGACGTCTGTATGGTTTGATGGTTCTGCGGTGTGCGATACCGATGCCTCGGCCAGCTGCACGGCGACTCGTGGTGCAGGGAATACAACAAACAATGCTTTTGTTCTCGCACTTTTGAACGGACAGACGGACACCGTGGCTGGAGATCCGACATCGGGATACACCAGCCTGGAACTGAATAACGGAGGGTTTCTCATTGAATCCACGGCCTACAAGATTCTAACTTCGACTGAGACGACGTCCGCGACGTGGACGGGAACGACGCCTCCAACCTACCTGGTAACCTCGGGTCTGGCGGTTTACAAAGGAATCGATTCTGCGCCGCCGCCTTCCGATTCCACCTCGCTACTCACGGGGGTCAACTGATGCTGAAGCGCGGACTACTTGTCGTGGCGTTCCTGCTCTGCGCGGTCCCTGCGTTCGCGACACGAACCTTCTATGTGAGCACTTCCGGCAGTGACTCCAATGATGGATTAACTCACGGGACGGCCTGGAGATGGGCTCCCGGATTCATAGAAGCGACTGGAGTTCCTGCGGCATTAACACCGGCGGGAGATGACACCTACATTTTTAAGGGAGGAGAGACGTGGTTGGGGATTCTACAGCCCTCCTTCAACGGAACATCCGGTCACCCCATTATCTATAGCTCTGGGGATCATTCGTGGTTTGCGGGAGGCTCATGGGTTAAGCCAATCTGGTCGGTGAACTATGTGGCTTCCTATGTGACGAAGTTTTCTGCAAACCACTACTTCGCGATCGATGGAATCGAGATGTCCTACATCATGGCGGCCACGCCTGATGAAGGGGGCATCATCGAGTTATACACTTCGCACCACATCGCGATGAGCAATCTCTATATTCATGGATGGCAGATGCCAGGCTCTGGGCCACGAACAGATGGGGCGCACGGCGGCATCGTTGTCTATAGCTACGATGACGTGGCCGCGGATGCTCCTACGGTCACACTGACGGACAGCGTTATCGAAAACTCAGAAAACACGGGATCCAATACCCAGACTGGACTCGCGGCGCGTTTTATTGGGGTGATGACACGGGTCACCATTCACGACGTCCATTGCGCCGTCTTGTTCACAATCGACTGGAACTATGGCTACCAGTACAACATTGGGTATCCTGGAGGCAACGTGTCTCCTGGAGCCGAACCGTTCCATGGCAACGGCGTCTATATGGATCCGTCAACGCTGGGGCAATCCACGGGCTACATCCGCAATTCGAGATTCCGGGATGTGTCGAGCAATTCCCAGATGGCCTATCCGAATATCCGGGCTGGGGCCACCGCTTACGTGTACAACAACATCTTCTCTGGGAACATTTCCAGTCAAGGTCCGATCCATGTTGATCCTTACAACTACTGCACCGGGTCGATGCACGTTCTGCCGTGTGAAGGTCCGGGAAACGCGGTCATCCTAAACAACGTAGCCTATATCTACGCGACTGAGGAAGACACCAATGAGATGATCCGGATCGGGGATCGATCGGGCGCAAGCACGGGCCCTCAACTTGTCGGCAACCTGACCGCTAATAATAACCAAGTCATCGGCCCATCGGGAACGGTTCTACTGAGTCGGCCGGATCTGATCTCGGGCACCTACACGCATCTCACCAACCTCATCCAGACGTCCGCTCAGGCGACCATGCAGGGCTATGACGAAGCGCACTTGTGGGCTCCACAGAATGGTTCGGGAGATACGGTCGACACGGGCACGGATGAGTCTGGCACGTTTACCAACACGATCGATGGGACGACGCGCACGGGGACATTCGACATCGGTCCACACGAATGGGTGCCGGCGGTGAATCCCAGCGGCGCGAACCGCGAAAGGATGCACGGACATTGAGAAAGCTCCTCGCCCTCCTGCTCTTCGCGGTGACGCTGCAGGTGTGCCTGGGTAGGACTCCGTCGACCTATGTGGTCACTAAGGCAGGAAACGACATGACTGGCGTGGGTAGCCTTGGTAATCCATGGCTCACGATACGCCACTGTCTCGACCAGATGTTACCGGGAGACACCTGTTACATTCGCACCGGCACTTACAACGAAGGTCTCCAGATGGGCTACAACATTGGGTATGGTGGCACAATGTCGGGGACGTCTTGGGGTAATGCCAACACACTGGCCGCATGGCCGGGCGACACCGTAACCCTAACCAACGACGGCTACGACAACGTGATGACCTTCAACGGTCAGTATGGCGTGGACCACTTCCCGCAATACTGGATTATTCAGGATCTCATTTTCGATGGAACAACGGGCAGCAAGTCGCATTGCTCCGTTCCGCCTACTTGTACCGGGATGATCAACGGCGGTGGCGACCACATTAAATTTATCAATGTAACGGTCACGCACTCCGCTTCGAATGGAGTCATTTTCGATGGCGACGACTGGGAGTTTTTGAATCTAAATGTCGACCACTCCAGCACCATCGCGGCCAACGATACGGATCACGGGATCTATTGGCACGGGAACCACAGCATCATGATCGGCGGTCGGATCCACGACAACACCGGGTACGGCATTCAGATGTACAACGGAGGCACGCTGGTCAGCCACAACGTGGTGACTGGAGCGCGCCTCGACCACAACTATGTGGGGCATCTATACCCTGTTCAGCACGGTGGTGGCGGCGTCGTCGCGGGTAGCGGCTCAGACAACCATGTGATCAATTCGATCATCGACCACAATTTCGGCAACGGTGCCGATATCGACTACCGATGCGGCCTTTATAGCGATGGTTCAGTTCCGGATTTTGCGAATCCTTGCGGTCTACGCAACAACACCATCGCGTTCAATGAGCAGTCCGCGGTAGCTCTGGGTTACAACAACGGTACCTCAGCTGCGGATTGCATGGCCTTTTTCGGGCAACCCTGCACCAAGGCGATTCTTGAAAACAATATCTTCTACGGGAACGGCACTGACGATTATTCGATGATCAGCGGCAATGCCACAGTCACAGAGAGCAATGATTTAAAAGGCGTGAATCCGTCGTTCGTGGATGCTGCGGCTGGGGACTTCCGGATCTCATTGATGAGTGCTGCAGCAGGTTACGGAGTCAACCGGACATCGCTCTGCTCGGGGATCCTGCTCTATTTGTGTACGACGTTCGCGAACCAACCCCGCCCGGCGATGGGCGCCTGGGATGCCGGCGCGCACAACGCAGGAGATGTGGCGGGGACGCCCAGCACGATCTCTGCGATCTCCCCGACGTCTGCCTCGCAAGGTGACACGGCCGCGATCAACGTCGTTGGCGCATCGACGAACTTCGTCAACAGCACGACAGTCTGCACGATGAGCGGAACCGGGATCACGATCAACAGCACGACGGTCTCTGATTCCACTCACGGGGTCTGTAACGCGACGCTCAGCGGTGGTGCAACGCTGGGTCTTCGCTCCCTGACGATGACCACCACCAGCGAGGTGGCCACGGGAACGAACGTCTTCACAGTGAATTCTCCGATCAGCATCACGGGAGTGCTGCCCGAAGATTCCAGGCAGGGCAATGTGCTTGCGATCGCAGTCGTGGGAAGCGGCACTCATTTCTCGAATGGGACATCGGTGTGCAGCTTCTCGGGCTCCGGCATCACTGTCGGCAGCACGACGGTGGCGGACGCCACTCATCTGGCCTGCAACGTCACCATTGCGTCGAATGCGCTGGTCTCCACTCGTTCTTTGACGGTGACCACCAGTGCTGAGGTGGTGACTGCGGTGAACTCGTTTGCGGTTTCCCCTTTTACAAATGCCGGTTCGATACCTTTGAGGAGGCACTGATGCACGATCCAGGCCCACGTATGTCGATGTGGTTTCACTTTCTGGAGTCTCTGTCCACAACAGGCGCGGTGTTGGTAGTGATGTTCACCCTGTTCGTCATCGGGATCTTCATGACGGTATTCAAGGTCGACGCCGGCCCACGCGTCACCGAGGATTCGTTTATTGCACTGACGACGGCGGCAGGGACTCGGTCGCTTCAGAAGAAGGAGGACCGGGAGCATCCACCGATCGGGGGTTCTCCGGGGCCTGGACCTGGGTAGCGTTCCAGCCGATGAGTTCCATGACTAAGTGCGGTGGAGTGCCGGTAACGGCTTTGAAATCGCGTACCAGTTCAAGGAGCATCTGCTGGCGGTCAGAATGCCATTGTTGGTGTTCAGCGTAGGTGAAGAGTTTCGGTCCTGATTTCGTTTCCATGGTTCGCGATTGTATGTCAAGGTGAAGCAATTTTGAAAGGAGTGGGAGTTCTATGAAAGTGATTGCAGTAAGACCGGTCTACTACGGTGACATTCGCCGGCGCATTGGCGATGTGTTCTCGATCGCGGATCAGCCGCGGCGCGCCGCGATCTCGGAGAAGGAAGCGGAGTTGGCGACCTTCAAGGAGGCGGCGGACAAATCGGGCAAGGTGCCTCAGGCGTTCTCGTCCATCGCGATGAGACGCGCTCCTAAGGGTGCGGTGGAGAATGTGAGCACGGCGGCCCAGGGAGTGGCTACGCGCAACGAGGAGCTCAAGAAGCAGTTCATGGGGGATCCTGAGGGCCGCAATCTCCTCAGCGGCGACGACGACGGCGACGACAGGTCGAGCGCGATTTAAGGGAGGCTCTTCATGGCAGCGTCACGGGAAACCATCGCCAGGCAGGTTCTCCAGAATCTGGGGATCTCGACAAAGGTCACCAGCATCTCCAATCCGCAGACCGCGGAGGAGAAGTCGATTGCTGCCGTCTATGAGACGGAGCGCGACTACGTGCTGGCCGATTTCCCGTGGCCGTTTGCCACCGAGTTCATCACCCTGGGTGCGCCGGACGGCGATCCCGCAGATCCTGTCAACACAGACTGGACATTCGCTTATCCGATACCTGAGGGCTATGTGACGCTCCGGCGCCTGGTTCCTCCAGAGGGTCGACTGTGTGATCGCAAGATCCCTCACCGCATTGGCAGGTACGTGGATCGCATGGTGATCTTCACCGACGAGATTGATGCTGTCGCGGAACTGACCATTACCATCATCGACGAGAATTTATTCGATAGTCACTTCATTGCGGCGCTGGCGTGGCGGATCGCCGGCCGGATCGCGCCGGCCCACACCAAGATCAAGGATGCCGTGGTGGTCTGCAATAACGCCTATATGTTCGAACTGGGACGGGCGGGAGTGCGCGCCCTGGCTGAAGAGCAGCCCGATGCGGAGCCGGAATCCGACTTCACCCGGAGCCGCTATTAATGCCTGACGTTATCCAGCGGGCCTTTGCCGGCGGGGAAATCTCCACCGATATTGGTGGACGTGCAGACCAGGCCAAGTATCAGACGGGCTTGAAGACCTGCAGGAATTTCATCGTCATGCGTCAGGGTGGGGTGACGCGGCGTCCCGGCCACCGATTCATCGATGCGGCAAAGAATTCGGCCAACGTCCTGCTGATGACGCGGTTCGTCTTCAACGAGGACCAAACCTACCTGATCGAGATCGGTCCGGAGTATTTCCGTTTCATTCGCAACGGATCTCAGATCGTGGTGGCCGACGTGCCGGCGTGGGACTCGGGAACCACCTATGCGGTGGCGGATCTGGTCTCACTGGCGGGCGTGAACTACTACTGCGTGTTGGCTCACACCAGCCATACGCCTCCGAACTCGGCTTACTGGTATCCACTCACAGACGATATCTACGAGATCCCGACGCCTTATCTGAACGCCGATCTCGACATGCTGCGGTTTACCCAATCTGGTGACGTCGTCACGATCACACACCGGGGGTACGAGACCAGAGAGTTAACGCGGCTGGCGCACACGGCCTGGACCCTCACCAAGAAGCTCTACGGTCCAGCGATAGGAGCGCCCGGCGGTGGGGGTGGTGGGATCGTGGTTCCCCCTCCTGATGAACGGATTCCGGGAGAAATCAATCTACTCGACTTCGATCCCTTTCGAGATGGCGAAACTGCTGATGATGCGGCGTTTCTGAACTTTCTGAATGCGGTGCGTCTCAGCGCCAATAAGAGGGGGTTCATGCCAGAGGGTGTCTATGCGATCAGCGAATCACTCTCGGATATCGATTACAGCAACGTCGAGATCAGCGGCGCGGGAAAGTCGGGTATCCACAATGTCGGCCCACTGACAACGGGAACGGTGATCAAGTGGATCGGCGCCGCGCAAAGTCCTGGCGAGAGCATGTGGAAATCCGCTCCTGTGGAAGGGGCTGGGAATCAGTATCTGTCCTGCGTCAAGTTCAAGGGCTTCACGATGGACTGCAATGGGCTTGCTGCTCGTGGCATGGATACGCGTTCGCACCGGGACTGGGATTTCGATTTCTCGTGCTTCAATGCCACTGAGACGGGCTGGTATGCCGGCGTGGTGACAACGCTCGGCGATCCCTGCGATATGCAGGATGGGATGGGACACTACTGCGGCCGGCAGTGGGAGGCTGATGGATATGGTGCTTATTGGGCGGGAACCGCCGCGGCCAATTTCTCGAAGAATAAGCTCGATATCGAGATCGCGTACAAGAATACTCCGGCGATCTATTCGGTCAATTGCGACAACAACACGATCCTGAAGAGTCGCCTCGTGGGACACCCAGTGCGGCTGGCAAACCGGTGCTGGATCATGGCAGGCGGTCCTGCGGGCTTCAACGTGGTGCGGGATGAGGTCATCATTGAGCATTCCGGATCGGATCCCATCCAGGCTTCCGGTACCAGTGACGGATTCGCGTATCCCTCCTACAGCAACCGGGTGACTTATTACGACGAGGAGAACTCCGGGCATCCCGACTGCTTCGTGCTGGGGACCGGCGCCACAGCCTGGTGGGGCACCAAGGACACCCCGGCATTCGACGGAGATTGGGAAGGATTCACGGTGGTTCCTGTGCCCAATACGGGCGCATTTACCACCATCGCGGGGGCCACTGGAAGAACTCAGCTTGTGCCGCATGGCCGCTGGATCTACTTCGCGTTCCAGATTGTCGATAAGGGGTCGGCTGGCGGGAATTACATCGAGGTTCCCCTCGGGTTCAGCATCACTCCGGATGCCGCCTCAGCATTCACGGGAACGATGATTGGTTCTGATGTGAATACCGTCTCGGTTCTGATTCCTGCCGGCGGTTCCAGTGCCTTTGTAACCACCGCCGAGGGGCCCATGGTCTTCAACAACGGCGACATTTACATCTGCGAAGGGTTCGCAGAGACCTACGCGGGTGGAGTGTAGTGAGCAGCTTTTACCTGGTCACCTCGATCGACGACAACACCTTTGAAGAGAGCGTGCCCACGACGCCGATCGGTCCGGTGGCCGACGCCACCGCCGATGCTCCCGCGGTCATCAATTGGGACGCGGTGGCCAACGCCCGTTATTACAACATCTACAAAACCATCAACAGCATCTACGGGTTTGTGGGGGTGGCGGGGCCGGATCGGACATTCACCGACGACGGCATTGTTCCAGATCCGGCGGTTCAGCCTCCGGTGACTCGGGATGCGCTTGATTCCAGTGACAATCGGCCCGCGGTCTCGACTTACTATCAGCAACGGCTGATGGTGGCCAACACCAACAACGAGCCGGAGTCGGTCTTCGGATCCCGTACAGGCCTGTTCACGAATTTCACGATCTCGTCGCCCATTCGTGCCGATGACGCGATCAAGTTCTCCATGGCTGACGTCGAGGTGCAAGAGGTGCGGCATCTGGTCGGGACGTTAGATCTTCTGTTGGTGCTCACCGGAAACAGCATCCGGCGGGTCATGGGAGATGCGGCCGGGGTGCTCCGGCCTACCGAGATCAACCCCAAGCAGCAGAGCGGGTTCGGCGCCTCGTGGGTTCCTCCGCTGATCATCGGAGAGTCGATGCTCTACGTGGAACGGCTGGGTTCGATGGTCCGCGACATGGCGTTCGACTTGAATGCGGCCAGCTTTGTGGGATCCGATCTGACGATATTCGCCGCGCATCTGTTTGAAGGATTCACGCTGGTGCGCGCAGCCTACGCACGGGTACCGCATTCGATTGCCTACTTCGTTCGCTCCGATGGCGTCATGGTGGGACTGACCTACATCAAGGAACAGCAGATCTGGGCGTGGCACCGGCACGACACCGATGGGTATTACGAGGACGTTCAGGTGGTTCCGGAGGGTCTGGAGGATGCCGTCTACGTTGTGGTGCGCCGCACTATCGGCGGGGTGCAGAAACGGTATATCGAGAGATTCTCCTCACCGATCGTGGCGGATGTGAAGCGGAACGCCGATACGGCATTTCTGGATTCGTTCCTGACCTATGACGGGAGGAATCAAACTGCCACCACCATGACCTTATCTGGGACGGACTGGGGGGTGATCACAGGAGATCCGCCTCCGGACATCGCGGAGGTTCCCGACCTGACGTTGACGGCCTCGGCGGCATTCTTCCAGGCGCTGGACGTGGGCAACGAAATCGTCATGCGGGCGCCGAATTCAGACGGATCCACCGACGAGGTCCGCATCAAGATCACGGCATACACCAGCACGACGGCGGTGTCTGGCCGGCCCAACATCGAAGTACCGGGCACCTTGCGCGTAACCGCGGTCACCGACTGGGACCGCGCGGTAGACCAGGTGTCCGGGTTCGATCATCTGGAGGGCGAGACCATCGGCCTGCTGGCAGACGGCAACGTGCTCGAGCCGCAGATCGTCGTGGATGGACGCGTCAGTCTGGGTGGTTTCTACGCGGTGGTTCATGGTGGCCTGCCCTACCTTTCGGATTTCGAGACGCTCGATCTGGATCAGGCGGGATCCCAGGTCGCGGCCTCGAAGAAAAAGGTGAACGTGATCACGCTGATCGTGAAGAATTCCCGCGGGATCTATGCCGGGCCGGATCTGGATAACCTGAGTCTGCGTGGCCAGGATCTCAACACCAACGAAGCCAACGATCCCAACGCGTTGATTACCGGCAAGATTGAAATGGGAATCAGTTCCACATGGGGACAGACGGGGCGGTTTATCGTGCGACAATCGGATCCGCTGCCGCTGACCATACTGGCGGCCATTCCTAGTGTGGATATCGGAGGATAGATGTCTCAAACGGTGGCAACGGTCTTTAGCGGCGTCGGGGTCGGGTTCTCGGCCAACGCGTCGATCCGCGCCGGATCGGCCGCAAAGCAGGCCGGGGACTACAACGCCCATGCCATCATCGATGAGGCGGGCTACAACGCCAAGGTGGCCGAGTACAACGCCAAGGTAGCGGATCTGCAGGCGCAGGATGCCATCAACCGGGGCAATGTTGCCGAGAGCACGGTGCGGGCGAATACAGCCCAAAAGGTGGGGGAGACGCGGGCCAGCTACGGGGCACAGGGGGTCAACGTGGACGTAGGCAGCCCTGTGGACGTCGTGCAGGCGGTGGCCAGGGGTGGGGCTGTCGATGCCATGACCGTGAAGCTGGACGCAGCCAGGGAGGCTTGGGGGTACAAAACGGTGGCCGCTAACGATACCGCGCAGGCGGCGGCGATCACCAACAAGGGAACGGTGGACGCCTGGAATGCCCAGCAGGGGGGCATGGTGGCGCGGAATGCCAGTCGGGCCAGCGCAGCAGCGCAGATCATTGGCGGCGCCGGCACCCTGATTCGGCAACGATACGGAGCGAGGAAGCCATAAATGCCACAAGTCAGTTCGCCCGGCGCGCGGTCAGTTCAACCGAATCCGATTCCTTCGGCCACTCGCAATTTCATCCAGACGCCTCGCATCGATCAGGCGGCCACTGCTCAAAGTGGTGGATCCGAGATTGGTGGTGTCGTTGCTCAAATGGGTTCCCAGATCCTGGAGCAACAGCAGGTCATTGCCGCCGCCGCACGCAAGGCAGCCAACACGACCGCGGTGACCGATGCCCACAATCAACTGCTGATCAAGAATCAGGATCTGCTCTATGGGCCTCAAGGGGCACTGTCGGTGTCTGGCAAGGACGTGCTCGGTCTTCCGGATACGGTCAGTGAGGCCTACAAAAAGAACGCCAATGACATCGCCCAGAATCTGTCGAATCCCGAACAGAAGGCGGCGTTCTCGGATCTCGCCACCAAGGAATACATCTCCACGATGGAGAAGGTCCACGTCCATGCCGACAGCGAATACAGGGCATTTTCTGAGAAAACCCAGGCGGCCAATATGGATTTGATTGTCAATGCGGCGCGCCTCAATGCCGACAATCCCAACGATGTCCAGGACGCCATCGATGAGATTCGTCAGAACACCACGAAGTTCGGTCTCGACCATAAGTGGAGTGCCGACATGATCTCCGAGTCCATCGATAAGAACACCAGCAAGGCGGTCGAGGCGGTGGTGGGGCAGGCCAACAACGATGGGAATAGTGGCCTCGCGCGCAAGTACATGGAGAAGTATGGCCACCAGATCGAGGATCCCAAGACGCAGAGCACGCTGATGAAAGAGATCGGAGTGCAGGACGTGCGTGCGGCCTCGCAGAAAGCCTCGGATCTCCTACTCGGCGGCGGTGCGGTGGGTATGACGACAGCGCCCACCATCAAGGATGCCTACGATCGGAAGACGCTACAGAATCCAGATGGCACAGTCTCGACGGCCAGCACGATCGGCATTGAGGAGGATGGTAAGGAGGTCGTGATTCCGACCGTCATCGATGGGGTGAGGTATTCGAATCAGGATGCGATCGCCTACTACAAAAAGACTGGGGAGCACTTCGGCAAGTTCGACACGGCGGCACATGCGGAAGTCTACGCAGAGCAGTTGCACAACCAACAGCAGCGGGCGCTGGCGGGAGAATCGACGGATCCGACGCTGGAAGAGCTCCTCGCCCAGGTCGATCAGATCCAGGATCCGGCGACACGGGACGCCACTGAGGAGCGCGTGCGGTCCCGGTACACGGCTATTCGTCAGGATCGTAACCAGCAAGAGCAGGCGCGCAACGCTGCGGTGAAAGACACTGTCGACAAACATTTCCAGGCCATGACCAACTTCGTCGACACGATGGCACCGACAGTGGGCTGGCAGGATGCTGTTGATCAGATTCCCCCATCGGCTTGGGCGGCATTGCCGGAGGCTCAGAAGTCTGCGGTGATCACCTACGCCAAGAGCCGTTCGGCCAAGAAGCAGACGGAGAACAATTTCGGCGTCTACCAGGCGCTGATGGTGATGGCGTCGGATCCTGCCACGAAGAACGATTTCGCCAAGATCGATCTCAATTCAGCGAAGTACCTCAACAGTCTCGACGATTCGCACCGCGATGAACTGGTCAAGATCAAGGCGGCAATCATCAAAGGGGATGACAAACAGGCCGACGCGCTGATGAATGGATTCCGCACGCAGAACGAAGTGGTCAACGAGACGATCATGCCATTGATCGAGAAGACAGTGGGAACGACAGGGCCTGCGCCCAAAGAGGCTGAGGCGAAAATCCGTCAACAAGTCGAGCAGTATCAGATTCAATTCCAGGTTGCCACCGGCAAGCCTGCCAGTAAGCAGGATCTTCAGGGGTACGTGGATGGCCTCATCATTCAGGGTGACGATATTCCAGGGTCGATCTTCGGAACCTTCTGGACGTCCAGCGCCAAGCATGTCTATGAACTGGGACCAACCGACAAGATGAAAGTGGGTGGCGTGGAACTGACAAAGGATGAGATTGTCAATGCTGCATGGGCGTTGCGCCAGCTGGGCAAGCCAGAGACTCCAGCCAACATTGCGGCCACGGCTAAGGGTGCAAGGAAGTGAGCCGTCCCAGCGATTACCTCGCGGCGGCATCTCAAAAACTGCCTGATGAGGGCCCCGTCACCGATCCCTCACTGGTCCATTCCACCATGGTCGGCACTCAACTGGCTCCGGACACAGCTGGGAAAATCAAGCACCTCTCGCAGGTCTCCGGCATTCCGGAGGATGTCGTCGCCCGTAACTTCGATCAGGTCCACAAGAAAGTCACGGCGGATCAGATCCCAGTGCAGGCCATCCAGCAGCAGTCTCCGGTGCTGGCCAAGCAGTTGAAAGATCCCGGCGTGATGGCGATGAGCCAGGACGAATTGCCGCATTTGGGATTCCTCGATCACACACTCCAGATCCTGCACGATGTGACGTTCTCGGCAGTCTCGGGAGTGGAGTCCGGCATTGGTGGATTTCTAAGGGGTGCTCCAGCGATTGCTGAGGCGGCGCAGCGCCTGCCCGGTACGTTGCCGATCAGTCCGTTGACGATGCCGCTGGCGCTGGCAGGCAAGGCTCTTCAGACAGCGCCGGGCAAACCGTGGTGGTACACGCAGGGCAACGCCATTAAGGCTGCTGGCGAACAGGTCTCGTCATTGGCACAGCGCACGGCGATTCCAGAAAATCGGCAGAACATCGTCACTAAGACGAGCGCCGCGGTAGGGCAGTTCGTCCCTCTTCTGGCTGCATCCATTTTGGGTGGTCCTGAGGTGGGTGCGGTCATGATGGCCTCCCAGTCCGCTGCGGAGTCTGAGGCGCAGAGTCAGCCGGACAACGCGCCACAGTACAAGAAGGATCTGGAGACACTCACTGCGGCCGGTATCGGTGGCGTGCTCGGTCTGGTCGACATGAGCATCCTGATTAAGAAGTTGCCACTGTCGATTCGCAATAAGGTAGTGCGGGAGTTGGCCGACATTGCGGCGGCTGGTGGAATCCAGGCTCTCTACACAGCGGTCCAGTCTCTGCTTCTCGAGACTTCGCGCCATATTCTCACGAATCCAGATCAGAAGATTGGCGAAAATCTTGCGGCAGAAACGGCTCAAGGTGGACTCACTGGCGTGGTGATGACCATGCTGATGTCGGCAATCGGTATACGCGCCGAGTCCCACTTCGCGGTTCGTCAAGAGAATCTGAAAACCATCACCAAGGCGGTGACTGAGGCAAAGCTGACAGAGCGGTCGCCGGAAGCCATGCGCCAGTTCATCGCGGATCACGCGGTAGCGGCGGGCAAGGAGACCGTCTACGTCGCACCGGAAAAGGTCGAGGAGTATTTCCAGGGCAAGGGTGTGGATCCGGCGCTGGCGATGAACGACGTGATGGTGGGTGGGGCTGAGAAGTTCAACGAGGCCAAGGCCACCGGGGCGGATCTGGCGATTCCCTTTGCCGATTACGAGGTGAAGCTGGCGCCGGAGCACGGGACGTTCTTTGACAAAGAGATTCGTTTCGATCCCACCGAGATGAGTTTCAATGAGGCCGCCGAGTGGGCAAAGGAGGAACGTGCTGCGATTGAAGCTCTGGCGTCTGGAAAACCTCTTCCTGAATTGGGCGCATCGGCTGAGAAAATCAAGCAGGACATTCTGGGGCAAATTTCTCAACGGTACTCGCCTGGGGCTGCAGAAGCCAATGCTGGATTACAGGCATGGATCTATCAGACGCTGGCCGCAAACTACGGCGTGGATCCCTTCGTTCTCTATGCGAAGTACCAGCCGAAGCAGGGCAATCAGATCAACTTCCCATTGCCGTCGATTCTGAAACAAGCCGGGGCCATCGATCATCTCGACGTGATGTTGGACCGGATCCGCCGCAATGACTTTCCCAGCCAGGGTGAGTTGTACGGCAAGTCTCTCGTCGAGTGGTTGCGGGGTGTGGGCGGGGTTCGGGACTTCGGCGGTGATCTTGCTTCCTTGGAACCGGACAAAGGCTTGAAACCCTTTACGCCGAATTTGATTCAGCCGGCGAAGGGTATGGAATTGGATCTCGCGGTGACACGGGCGATTGAGGAGGGGTACTTACCAGAGGGTTCCACAATCAACGACCTGATCAATTCGGTGGATCAGGAGATCCGGGGCGAGGCGGTCTACGCTCAGTCGGCGTTGGAGAATCCTGCCGCGCAGGAAGCGATTCAATTGCGGGCGCTGGCCGAATATCTCAAGACGCAGGACATCGAGATCACCAAGTTATCGAATGATCAGATCAAGAAGTTGCTGGAAGAGGCGGCGAAGATTAAGACGAACGCTGAGGGTGCGGTGGAGTTATTCCAGCTTGCGAAGGAGAACGAGCCCCGCGGGTTTGGTTCTATTGCGAAGCATTTGACGCCTGAAGAAAGCGCGAAACTGAGAACCGACTCCGCACAGAAGCTGGCGGATCTCTTCAAGGCGTTGCCGCCGGATGCCGATTTCGAGGCGGCCGCGCTGGCGGGTGAAGCAAAGAAAGGCTGGTATGCGAAGTCAGCGGAAGCCATTCGGCAGATCTTCGGAGATCAGGATGCGCCGCGCTTTGCGGCCCTGCTTGCCGCGATGTCCCCACAGACCAGCGTCGAGATCAATCTTCTCAACGCTGCCACGATGTGGCGGAACTGGACGCGTGCTGGGCGGCCGACTGATCGTGAGGCGATCATCGATCTGATGGGGCAGTCCGTTCAGGGTGGCCGCGGGCGGGCCTCGGTTCTCGATGCATGGGTCAACAATTCGGTTCGGGCGCTGGGTGACGAGAACCCGATGGCAACGACGTTGTCTGGGCCAAAGGTCGATTCGTTCATGCGGAACCTGCTGGGCAATGTGCAGGCGGTGACACTCGATGCGTGGATGGCGAACTTTACTCTGTTGGATCAGACTGTCTTCGGTGGGAGTCTGACGAAAGGGGGTGATCCCGGTAAGGGCGCGGCGTACCTGGCGATGTCGGCAAAGATCCGGAGGGTGGCTGAGAACCTGACGAAGAGTACGGGCAAGAATTGGACGCCGGCGGAAGTTCAGGAGACGGTGTGGAGTTGGGCAAAGACCGCATACGAACTGGCGGCCTCGAAGGGTGAGACGCGCACGGTCGAGGATCTGGTCAAGAGCGGCGCCATCACCGATTCCATGATTGCGGCCACTCCCGACTTTGCAACCATGCTGACGAAAGATGTAAAATTGCGGGCACTACTGGAGGGTGCAGGTTATGGACCAGTCCTCAGCGCCATTGAATCAACAAATCGTGAACGTGTTGGTCGAAATCCAAAACGACCGATTAGTCGAATCTTCAACCAGGCCGCAGAAGCTGCAGCCGGACTCCTCCGTTCCGCCCGCCGTCTCGACCGATTAGCCAAGCAGCGGGCCACCGAGTCAAAGACATACTTTCAATCCGTCCAGCCCAACGCGCAAGGGTTCTTCTCTCAGCTGGAGTCGGTGGTGATGGACAAGTTCCCCAACACCACTTCGCCCGATCAGGCCATCAGCATCATCAAATCCAGCAAGAACGGGGTGCGTGCGGAGGAGATCAAGTGGAGCGGGATCGAGTCGTGGCTGCGCGCGCATGAGGGCAAGGTCACCAAGCAGGAGGTGCTCGATTTCCTGAGGGCGAATGCGATCCAGGTCACCGAGATCACGCATGGAGACGTCGTATCTCCGGAGCGGAAACGACTGCTTGAGGAATCGAGCATTGTGCATCGCGCATTGGCCGACATCAATTCTGAGTTGCGCGTGTTGTCGGAACAGGGTGGCCGCGAGGCGGCGGACAAACTGTACGCAGCGTTGGAGAGAAAAAGAGCCCTGGAGATTGAGAATTCTCGTCTCGCCACGCGACTGTTGGATCTCGAGAACCCAGTGCCTCCCACCAAATACGAAAAATACACTCTGCCCGGCCAGAAGGAAAACTACCGGGAGTTGCTGCTGACGTTGCCAACGAAGACTCCTCCGCTTCCTGAGGAGCGCGCGAAGGTGTGGTTCAACGCGAACTACGCAGGCGAGAAGATAATGGGTGTGGTCAGGCCTCGGTGGGTGACTGACGAGTACCACCTGTCTCCCAATGGGACCATCGTGATCGCAGGAGAAGATGGACATAAATTCCTCGTACCTCAGGAGGTGCGAGAAAAGGGAGGTGTGGAGACCTTCGCCTCCTCCCACTTCGACGAGCCCAACATCCTCGCGCACGTCCGCTTCGATGACCGCACCGATGCTAATGGCAAGCGGGTGCTGATGGTGGAGGAGGTCCAGAGCGATTGGCACCAGACGGGTAGACAGAAGGGGTATGTCTCGCCTGAAACGAAGACTCAATATCTTATTGTAGGGAAGCGCAACGGCAGCGTTTACAGACAATTCGATACACGCGCTGAGGCAGAGGCGCGCATTCAGCAGTTCGACGAATTGACACGCGATGGTCTTGTGATTGAGGAGCGTACCCGGCCAGCGCAGAATGCCGGCGGCGTCCCCGACGCACCTTTCAAAACCACATGGCCGGAACTGGTGATGAAGCGCATGGTTCGGTACGCTGCCGAGAATGGCTACGACTCGGTGGCGTGGACTACGGGAGAGCAGCAGGCGAAGCGGTACAATCTGGCGAATCATGTGGACACGCTCTACTGGATTCCGGAAACCGGATCGATCTCCGCGTCGAAAAACGGCGAGGAGGTATTCACGAAAGACGACGTCACTCCCGGAGATTTGGCGGATATTGTTGGCGTCGAAATAGCGAGGAAACTGATCAGCAATCCCACGGCGATCACCAAAAACCAACACGACGAAACACTTCACGTACTCAATGGCGTCGATATGAACGTGGGTGGCGAGGGCATGAAAACCTTCTACGACGAATTCCTCCCACGCACCATGGAGAAGCTCGGCAAGAAGTATGGGGCTGAGGTGGGGAAGACGACGCTGCAGGGAGGCACTGGCAGATACGAGGTCACGAAAGCTGGCGACGGCTGGTATGAGGTGCGGGACTTCAATACTGGCAAGGTGGTCGAATCGTTCCAGCTGAAAGGTCAGGCGCTGGAATGGATGAAACGGAACCCTCCTGTAAGTATTGAACAGCCCGTCCACAACATGCCGATCACCGAGTCCATGCGTGAGGCCGCGATGCAGCAAGGCTTCCCGCTGTTCCAAGGCAAGGAGAAAATCCCTCGTGGTTCGACGGTGTTCAATGCCGATGGCACCATCAACATGAACCTGTTTGCTCGGGCGGATCTCAGCACGTTCCTCCACGAAACCGGCCATACGTTCCTCGGCATCATGGGAGATCTTGTCGACGATCTGAAGACGCGTGATCCGGAGAATCTCTCTGTCACTCAACAGCAGATGGTTAAGGACTGGAATGCCATCCTGCGTTATCTGGGCGTCGACTCCCGCGCTGACATTGGCGAGGATCAGCACGAGAAGTTCGCCAAGAGTTTCGAGGCCTACCTGCGCGAGGGTAAAGCGCCATCGATTGAAACCCGGTCGATGTTTGCCACATTCAAATCATGGCTCGTGGGTCTCTATGCAGACGTCAAGCGGCGGCTGGGAGTCGAATTGAATCCCGAGATCCGCGATGTGTTCGACCGGATGATTGCCACCAGTGAGGCGATCGACGCCGCCAAAGCGGAGGCAGAGATCACGCAGCTGTTCCTGACGCGGGACGAAGCGCCGACGATGTCGGATATAGAGTGGGTGGCCTACCAGAAGAAAGCCATCGAGGTCACACAAAAGGCCAAGGATGCTCTGGAGTTGAAAGCCCTGCGCGACTACCAGAAGCAGCACGCCAAATGGTGGAAGGAGGAGGAGGCCGCGGTTCGTGTGGATATTGCCCGCGATATCGAGAGCCGTCCGGAATACCAGGCGCTCCACGCGCTGAAGAACAACACGGCGCCGAACGGGGAGCCGCTGAACATTCCTCCGGTAAAGCTCGATCTCAACATCATCAAGCAGATGTTCGGCAAGAAGTCTCCCATCGTCGAGCAGGTCAATCGTCTGGGAATTGCGCGCCTGGATGGCGGTATCGATCCCGATCTGATCGCCCGCCGGTATGGCTATTCCTCCGGCCAGGAACTGGTGGAGGCGTTGGTCGGGGCCCGGCCCATGGATCCGCTGATCGACGCTGAGGCCCATCAGGAAATGATCCGCCGGCATGGCGACATCGCTGTGGACGGCACCGTACATGATCAGGCCCGGTCGGCAGTGATGGGCAAGTACCGCGACGACGTCGTCCGGCTGGAGATGAAGGCGCTGATCGACCAGCAGAAGGCGGCCCGGCCGTCTGTGCTGGCAGAACGCGAACGTCAGGAGGCGGAACGGGCATACGAGCGGCGCTGGTTTGAAGCGGAGGCCAAACTCAAGGTTGCCATCGCGGAAGGCCAGAAGCAGGCCGTCATCGATTCGTTGACAGCGGAGGCGGCCAAGGCGCGGGCGGAACAGATCGCGGCGCGTCGGGGCTTCCTGAAGGATCTGCGGGCGGGCCAGGCAATCCCCACGGCGGATCAGCTGGAGCGGATTGCCGAGGACCAGCTGGCGGACACGCGTGTCGGTGACGTCAATCCCTCGCGGTTCTGGTCGGGGGCGCGCAAGGCCTCGCGGGTGGCCATCGAAGCCACAGCCAAGGGCGATCTCACCGGAGCCATCAAGGCCAAAGGGCAGGAGCTCCTGAACCTGGAGCTCTTCCGGCAGGCCACTGAGATCCGCAAGACGCTGGCGGATGCGCGCGAGAAGGCGCTCAAGATGTTCAAGCCGGATGCCAAACTCGAAGCCACTCGCGAGATGGATCTGGTCAACGCGGCCCGGGCGATCGCGGCACACTACCTGTTCCCCGACAAGGCCTCCCGGGTCCAGCAGGCCCTGGATCTGCTCAAGGAATACGATCCGGAGCGCCATCAGGACGTGCTCGACCGCCTGCCGGTACTCATGAATGACGGTCGCGTTCTGCGCGATCTGACGGTTTCCGAGTTCAAGGGCGTCATGGATATCATCGACGAACTGTGGACCTCGTCCCGGCGCGAGAAGCAATTGCTGATCGAGGGGCGGCTGGTCCAGGCCAACCTGGTGCGCGACGAGCTCCGCGCCCGCATGGACAAGTTCAAAGGCGGTTGGAACAAGTACCGTACGGATCACGGCCACACGAAGTGGGAGACAGTCTCAGGCATGCGGGCGGTTCTCCGGCGGATTGAATCCTGGACGGTGGCGATGGACGGTGGTCCCGATGGTCCATTCCGCAAGTACATCTGGGATGTGCTCGATGGACCTGACGCGGAGTATCGCATCAAGCGGCTCGAGTTTTTGCTGCGGAACGATCAGAGCCTGGAGCCGATCCGGGAGCGCCTGACCAATACCAAGATCCCGGCCGCCGAGATTGGCTACACGTTCAAGAACCATTCGGAGTTGCTCGGGTTCCTCACGCATATCGGGAACCGCGAAGGACCGACGTCGAACTACTGGAAGCTGGTTCGCGGTGGCCGTGGTCCGGAGGGTGCAGAGTGGGGGCGGATCCGCGAGGATGGAACGCTGGACGACACCAAGGTCCAGGCCATGCTCGACCGGATGATGTCGGATGGCACCATCGTCAAGGCGGATCTCGACTACGTCCAATCGCTCTGGGATCTCTTCGAGGATCTCAAGCCCGGGCTTCAGGCCTCGCACCGGGAGATCAAGGGCAGTTACTTCAACGAGGTCACCGCCACTCCGTTCACGACGCCGTGGGGCGACTACCGCGGGGGGTATGTGCCGGCCAAGGCGGATCCGATCCTGTCGGAGGAGGCGGGGATCCAGGACATCAAGCGGGTGGTCGGTGAATCCAACAACAGTTTCTCCCTGCCGGGCACAGGCAGCGGCGCCACCAAGCAGAGGGTGAACGTGGCGCGGCCGCTCCAGCTGGGACTCGGCTATGTTCCCAGCCACATCGACTGGGCGCTGAGGTACACGTACTTCGAACCGCGGGTGCGGGACATCTACCGGCTGGTGAAGGATAAGGAATTCACCTACGCCATGAAGGATCTGGATCCGTCGTTCATGCAGCGGGCCCTGATACCCTGGCTGCGAAGGGTCGCTACTCAGCGGATCGCGGAGATGGGGCTGCATGCCGGCCTGATGGATAAACTCCTCAATGGACTCCAACGCGGCGCCGCGATGAATACCCTGACTCTGTCGGTCACCAACGCGCTCCACCAGCTGGTCGGCATTCCCATCGCAAAGACCCACCTTCCGATGTCGGCGTTACTGGGTTCGACCATGCACATGATGGTATCTCCCAAGGAGGCTTTCGGGCGCGCGCACGATCTCTCCTCCTACATGAGGATGCACAATTCTACCGAGACGGCAGACTTGATCCAGGACTTCAAGCACTCGATCGAAGTGGCGGGCGCTGTCGAGCGCGGTGTGGATTCGCTCCAGCGCCACGGGATGATCCTGCGCCGGATCACGGCTGGCTTCGTGGAGACGATGGTCTGGAACGCGGGGTATGACAACGCCAAGGCCCATAACCGGACCAACGAGCAGGCGGTGCGGGATGCAGACAGTATCGTGCGGCAGACGCAACACGCCACCCGGCCGATCGATGTCGCGGCTTACGAGTCCGGCACTCCGCTGGTGCGCCTGATGCTGATGTTCTCCTCGTGGTTCAACAACGTCGGCAACAACGCGGCCACACAAATTGGCAATGCCTGGAGGTCGGACGCGCCACTGTACCAGCGCGCCGGCCGTGCGGTCTCGATGTACACGTTCGGCATCATGCTGCCCTCGGTGATGGCGCAGGCGATCCTGAACATGGTCCATGGGCACTGGAAGGACGATGACGAGTCCGACCTGATGGCGGCATTCGATCTGGTCATCGGATCGCAGTTCAAGATGGGGACGGCGATGATACCGGGCTTCGGCCAGGCGCTGAACGTCTTCGCCCAGGCGGCGACCGATATCAAAAAACCAGAGGTCGATGACATTCGTCTCTCGCCCACGATCTCGATGACGACGGCGGCGGCCGCGGCGCTCCACAGTGCGGTCAAACGGGATGTGACCAGCGGCACCTACGAGGTCCATGGCAAGGAGATCAGCGACACTCTGAAGTTCATCGGGATGCTGTCGAAACTCCCGCTGGGAGTGCTCGGGAGTCCCGCACGATTTCTCAAAGATATTTCGGATTTCAAAGCATTTCCCCAGGGTCCGGGGGATTATGTCCGTGGTCTGATTTCGGGGTCGATTCCAAAGCGATGAACAGGGGGTGCGAGTGTATGACCGAGGAGCCTAGTGGCACAGTGGTGGGTATTTTTATGTGGATCGTTGGAGGCGTGGGGGCGGCATTCGCATTCCTGCTCAGGGCTCTCTGGGGCAAGCATAACAAGGAAATCGACAACATCCACGACCTGATTGAAACTCAGCGGGTCGAGTCCAAAGACAACGTGCGTCTCCTTCATGACAAGATTGAAGAGACCGATCGGCGCGCACAGGACCGGCATTTGGCGGTACTCGCATTGATACGCGAGACGATTAAATAATCTGGAGGTCACACTAGATGGCAGTCACATTCAACAAAATCAATTCATTTGTCGAGGCGGTCTACGAAAAGGTCCACAACATGGGATCCGATGCGTTGACGGTCTTCCTTACCACCAACGCCAACATGCCGGTGGCGTCGAACACCCAGCTGTCGAACATCACGCAGATCGCCTACACCAATCTATCGACGCGGGTCATCTCTATCTCGACGTCGGCGCAGACATCGGGAACCTACAAGCTCGTGCTGACGGATCTGGTGCTGACCGCATCAGGCGCAGTGGCCACGTTCCGCGGCGTCGGAATCTTCAACGATACGGCCGCCAATGATGAGCTCATCGGCTGGTTTGATTACGGTTCGGACGTCACGCTGGCGTCTGGCGAAACATTCACGATCGACTTCGACGGAACCAACGGGCTGCTACAGCACGCGTAGGAGGGACACATGAGAAGAGTCAAAGATATCCGGGCGGATTTATCCGCGGCGCTGGCCGACCATCACGCCAATTCACAGGAATGGACTGCGGGCAAGACGCGCGAGAACGATATGAAGATCAAGGGCTTCCGGCAGGAGCTCTCCGATGTCTATTCTGAGGGGGCCAAGCCTTGCCCGAAGTGCGGCAATGCTCCGCATGGTATGGACCGGGATGGCAAATCGTTATTCGAGGTGGGCTGCCTGGTCTGTCCGCCGGAGCCGGTCATCGTTGATGGGGAGGTGCGGTGGCGTAAGTCGTGGTCGTCCCAGGGGCGCACGCCTCAAGAGGCGGTCGAGATGTGGAATGACGATCAATATCTGATCGATAAGAAACTGGACGCATTCCAGAAGTAGCCGCCTATGGCGCTATCGTTCACTACTCGTGGCACTGGTGGTAACAACGCCAGTGCCACGTCACTCACCGTCGTTCCAGGATCCAACCTGACTGTCGGTACGCTGGGCGTGCTCTGCGTGGCGTTGGACAATGCGGGTTCCGCGGGTTCCGCGATTGCGGCCCCGGCTGGGCCTGTAACCGATTCAGCGGGCAACGCATGGACGCGGCAGGTCGACGGCATCTATGACAATGGCGCGGCCTCCGCTGGCGTCGAGGTGGCGATCTATACGGCGCCGATCGTCGTCTCATTGACCACAGGCGGATCGCTAGTGCTCAACTGGGTGTCTGCTGTTTCCGTTACGGCCAAAGCTTGGACCCTACAGGAATGCGCTGCGGGCGCCGCCAAGCTGGCGGCATTCAAGGCAGGCGCCGCGGGCACCGGAGCCACCACCGGAACACCCACAGTGACAACGTCGTCGATTACCAGCGGTGATGCGGTGGTGGGCGTGGCGGGGGTGGAGTCGGCCGATACCTGGGCCGGAGATGCCGACACCAGCAATGGGTCGTGGGCGACACATCAGCACACTGGATTCGGGACTAGCACAAATGGAATGTCGGTCACCAGCCAGACCAAGGTCACCACCGGCACGGCCACGCAAACCTACAATCCCACCTGCACCTCGGCCGATACGATGATCGCGTGGATCTCCATCACCGAACTGAACGCCTATACCCTGACGGCTACCCAGCAGTCCTACACGTTAACGCGGGAAAATCTCAGTGGCCTGGTGGGCAAGGTCGGAGTGCCGTCACAACAGTCCTATGTGCTGACTCGGGAGAATCTCTCCGGGCTGTTCGGGCGCATGGGGACGGTCAATCAGCAGTCTTACGTGCTGACAAGGGAGACGGCCGACTTCCATCTCGGTAAAGCGATGATTGCGGCGCAACAGTCTTATACCCTCACGCGAGAGGATGCCAGCTTCCTTCGCACGCGCATCATGGTGGCCGCGCAGCAGTCCTATGCACTGACTCGCGAGAATGCCAACCTGCTGTTCGGTCGGTCTCTTCCAGCACTCCAGCAGTCCTACGTGCTCACCAGGGAGAATGCAGGTCTGCTCTTTGGCCACAAGCTGCCGGCGCTCCAGCAGAGTTACGTGCTGACAAGGGAGACAGCCAACTTCCAGAAGGGGCGCACGATGATTGCCGCGCAGCAGTCCTACGTTCTGACGCGGGAGGATGCGGCGCTGCTGTACTCCAGGATCGTGGCGGTGGGTATGGTGGCGTTTGTGTTGACGCGGTTCACGGCGGACTTCGAGATTGAAACTCCGGTAGTCAACACCACCCTGACGGCAGGTACGGGACTCTTCACGACGACGCTGGAAACTCTGAATGCTTCCAGGACTCGCGTTCTGCAGGCGGCGCCGGGACTCTTCTACTGGTACGTGTTTGAAGCGAACTTCATCAAGAAGAGTCCCCGGATCTGGCTGCCGCCGGGGACTCCGATGATTATCAGAGGGCAGATCTACGTGCTAAAGCGGGGGCGCTATCTCTGACAGGGCTGCGGCCGTGTGGTCCTTGATCAGAACGAGCTCCGCGGTGTGGTCTTCAATCCATCCCTGGGCCTCGATGAATTTCAGGTAGTGTTCGACCTGCGGGGCATCGACGACAAACGTCTTCTTGCGCGTTCCTGGGTATTCCCCGCGGTGGTCGGTGGTGCTGACGGTGATTTCAATCATAATCCTCCTCTTCAATCTCCCCCACTTAGATGCCAAGTTCCTTGCAGGCGCGATGATACGCGCAACGAAACCCTTCAATTAGCATGTGGCTATGTGTCTTGCATTCAACGCAGGCCCAATCTCCACTGCGCTTGGCAGTATCGTGCTCTAGTTCTATTTTATATAAGCCGAGGATGATATCTCTCAACCGATCCCTCTCGGCGCAGACTTCGCGGATGGCGGCATCCAGCGCCACGAAGGAGGCATCGTGGATTCTGTCCTGAAATCCAGCATAATGATCGACTAAGGAAAGAAGTGCCTCCGCGTTCATTTCAGTTTCTCCAAATCAATCTGGATTTGCTCCAAATATTCCCGTTTCAGTCTAACTGCATCACAGAGAACGCCAATCAGGGCATTATCTGGGAACGCCTTAGCTTGCTCTTCTTGGATCAAATGCTGGCAGCGCAACTCGAATTGAGCGAATGTGATTTGCATTCGACCGGCGACAGATGGTAAAGGTTCATCGTTCATTCCGTACTCCCCCCATACGCCGCCGCGAGGGCGGCTTTGGCGGCATTCAGCGCATTACCCGTTCCCCACATATCCTCAGCGTCTGCCTTGTGGCCCTTGCCGTCACCGTCTCCACACATGCCGAGTGCACCACGGCATACATCTAACGCTTCCGCACAAGCTTCCAACGCCTCCACCAGTGCGGGAGCGCAGCAGTTCGCCTGATGGACAACATGCTTTCCGTTTAACGGTATTGAGTGACACCCGCAACCCTTGAACACCCGCTCAGGATTTGGCATCGTTGCCCCCATACGCCGCCTCAATCACTGCCTTGGCTTCTTTGAGTGCGAGTGGCATTTGAATTATGAATTCTTCCTTTGGCATGCTGTCCGGTGTCATAAGCATGACAATCCGCTCTAACGCCATCACTGCTCGGGTCATCAGACACCCCTCGGTATTGGGCGCGTGGAAGTCGTCGTTTTTGCAGCCGCAGGGTATTCGTCGCTTGGTTTCAATCATGGGGTTTCTCCTTCTCCTCTAACTTCTCTTCCAGCGCGTCGAAGCGGGCGTCGATCTTGTCGAAGATGAACAGTGTCGCTGCCATAATGATGAGACTTATTACAATTATTGCTGAGATGAGGTCTCCAGTCGTCACCATCTTATCCATTAGTGTTTCCTCGGCTTAGTCATCATTGCCTTTGCCTTCTTCAAGGCGTTGAGTTGAGCATCCGACACGCGGGTGGCCAGTCCGGACTCGTTGAACTGGTCCCGCATGCTGATGTAGACCGCCGACGTCCATGGGATCCGGAACTCCGCGCCGGCAGCAATGGCCTCGCGGATCTCCCGGATGAGG